TCGTCGGCAGCGTCAGATGTGTATAAGAGACAGGTACCATGTAAATGCCGTGAGCGTGCGGTGATGTCAAGGCGGTTACGGTTTGCGGATATACCGGAGGCATTCCGGGGAATGGATTTAAAGACGTTTCGGATGGATGTGTACCGGAACCCAGACAGTAAAAAGAAAGTGTCAGATGCCTGTAAGATTATAAAAACCTATCTGGATGATTTCGAGAACCAAAAAGAACAGGGTATGGGACTTTTTATCTGGTCCCGAACTAAGGGTAGCGGAAAAACCCGGATTGCTGCAGGGATCGCCAATGAACTTATGAAAAGTTACGCAGTCAAGTTTGCGGTATCGCTGACCATTTTGCAGGAGATCAAGAATACATGGCGAAAGGATGCAGAATACAGCGAGAGCCGCTTGCTGGATGCACTTAGTACCGCAGATGTGTTGATTATTGACGATTTTGGTGTGGAATGTCCGGCGGACTGGATTAACGACAAACTGTATCAGATCATCAACGAGCGTTACATAAACCGGAAAGTGACGATTTTTACAAGCAATGAATCACTGGAAACATTGCAGTATGATGACCGCGTCACGAACCGGATCAAAGAACGGACGTACCAGATCGCATTCCCGGAGGAGTCGGTGCGGGATCATATCGCAGAGCGGCACAGGGAAGAGATGATAGAAAAAGTGATGAAAGGACGGAACAATGGGTAAGAGAAAAGGACAAAGCATGTATTCGCCGTACCGGGATGAGATTATAAAAGCATTGGATAAGGGGATGACGGTTAAAGAGATTTTCCGCGAGATTATCTATCCGGCTTTTAATGGTGGCTGTGAGTATGGTGGATTTGTTTATTACATTAATACAAACGATTTGCGGAATGCCACAGATAATGATGGGTACGAGGTAGCACCAGAGTGTAGCAAATGCGAAAGCCGGGGAATGATGAAACGAGTTGACGAGGATATGAAAGCGTTATGTTACTGCCGTAGGGAAGAAAGAGAGATATGCAGACTGATTAAGAACTCCCCGCGCTGGTGTCCGAAGAGAGATCAAAAGAGACAGGGGGAGATATAAAGTGCACAGAGACACCAAAGAACGCAATAGAGCCATTAAATCGCTGACGGACAAGCGAACGAGAATACCGAAGCATCTAAACCCGGATGCATTGAGAGATTTTAAGGAAGTACCGTATCAGTTGCGGTACGGGAAGGAGAAGAAAGATGCTGAATAGAGAAAAATATGCGGAAGAGATCGCAGAAATTGCGTGCAATGGAAAAAATATAGCCATTGTTGCAGGAAAACCGATGCTTTGTTGTGAAGCATCTTGTGATACATGCGATATCGAATATGACTGCACAAGAGGACTTAAGGAATGGGCGAACAGCGAATATGTCGAACCACAGGTTGATTGGAGTAAAGTTCCTGTTGATACACCGATTCTTGTGAGACATAGCGAATCCTGTGGATGGGATCGGAGATATTTTGCAAAATACAACAACGGATTAGTGTATGCATGGAAACAGGGCACTACATCATGGAGTGCTGAAGATCCGGCATATGTATGTGATTGGAAATATGCAAAACTGGCAGAAAGCGAGGAAGTCATGATTGAGTGTATAAGAACTGCGGCACGGGATAGCAAAACGGAACGCATTAAAGTTTCCTGCTTAGATATTATCGTAACAATGATAGGGAAAAAGCCATATTACGAAATCAAGTACAAGGAAATCGGAGAGGACTATTATCATGTTGGCTACAGTTCCTATAAGCTAGAAAATGTTTTAGCTTGGAAGGATGAGTGCTTTGAGATTGTGAAAGAATGCAGACCGCAGACTAATGCAGACCGGATCCGGAGCATGACGGATGAAGAACTTTTAGATTTCCTTTGCTCAATCGAAACATATGAGCAGGGGAGCGTAAAGACCATTGAGGGCGGTGTTGCAATGTGTTCTGTTACAGATGTGGAACAATGGCTTCGGGCAGAAAGTGAGGGATAGCATGGAGAGATTAACAGAGAGAAATCCATTGTGGATTGATGATGAACTGTGGGAAAGGGCATGTGAACCGGATTGCGAGGAAATAGATGCCGTATATCGGAAACTCAAAGACTATGAGGATGCCGAGGAGCAGGGAAGAATGATTATTTTCCCATGCAACAAAGGAGACAAGCTCTACGAGTTTTATCGTGAATGTGTAGAGGACAGATTAGGAGCCGGGGAGACACCGGAAGACATCATTGATGTGAGAAAAGTGTATGGTTTTGAATATGAGGATGATGTGTTGTATATCCGAGCTTCTTATCATTCAAACCATTCAGAACTCTGGGGCGGATATGGTGAAGATATGCCAGAGTTTCCGGTAAGCGAGATAGGTAAAACTGTTTTTCTTACATACGAGGAAGCCGAAGCCAAGCTGAAAGAAATGGAGGGGGAAAGCGATGTATTGTGATGGAAGATGTCAGTATTTGAACGAACGTAAACATAAATGTGAGCTGACCGGAGAAAAATTGACTTACATGAAGCAGACCGGAAGTATTTCTTTCTCCGTGCATGAACATAGAGGATTTTGCAAAGGAGATGAGAACAGTGCACATGACAGATAAAGAACTGACTATCCGGCAGATCGGAGAGTTCTGCACGAACACTCTCTGCAAGAAATGCCCGGTGGCAAAGTGGAATGAGGAAAGCGGTCTGCATAATGGATGCATGGAGAGCTTAAGACTTCCAGAGGTATCGAGGATCATGTTAGAGCAGATCAAAGAAAGAAAGGTGAAACGTGATGGAGAATAGATATTTATTCCGCGCAAAGCGGATTGATAATGGGGAATGGGTGGAAGGATATTATGTAAAAGGATTAGATATGCATGATAAAGAAGTCCATATGATATTTGAACCGGGCACAATATTTTATTCTAGTGGAGAAACTGATGGATGGGTTGAAGTTGAAGCATCAACAATCTGCCGGTGCACAGGACGCGAGGACAAGAACGGCAAGCTGATTTTTGAGAATGATATTCTTTCAGGGCATATCGACGTTGAGTTTCCAGAAGATGAGACGAGAAAGCGTGTCGTGTGGCATGAAAACGGATGGTGTGCGAATGAGCCGGGCTGTGATGACTACGAGGAACTGGATGATTTTGATTCAGAGAATTTTGAAGTGATCGGCAACATGATTGATAACCCGGAACTGTTGGAGGTGTAGGATGCCGAGAACCATAGCGTATAGAGCGGGAGGATTTACAAATTGTGGAATCGGTTACACAAAATTCAGTCAGGAGGAATTGGCAGAAATGAAAGATAGAGCCATGACGGAGAATGAATCAATAACAAAAAAATATTGCAGTACATGTAAATACTACGCTGAATATGAGGGCGTTTGTTGCAATGGAGACAGTGAACACTGTGCAGATTTCCGTGGACTGGATGATACATGTGAGAAATGGAAGGAAAACGAAGAATGAATGAAGAACTTAAGCCATGCCCGTTTTGTGGCGGTGAAATGGAACCAGCGGTAATGTGCTATCAGCATCCATATGACCAAAGCTATATGGATTGGCTTAAAGCGAATGGCATTCTTCCGCCAATAATGACAGGATTTAATAGTGGTTATGTTGTTAGGTGTTATCACTGTGGGGCGGAAAGCGCAGAGAGAAGCACAAAGGAACGTGCGGCAGAGACATGGAACAGGAGGGCGAACGATGGGAAGATTGATTGATGCTGGGCTGTTTTTGGACAACCTAAGCGGAAGGCTTGAAAACATGAAAGATTATGATGCAGTAAAAGATGTGATTAACAATATGCCGACCGCCTATGACCTGGACAAGGTTGTGGAGCAGTTGGAAGAAGTTGAAAAAATAATGACATCACCAGTGAACAAAGATTGTTTTGGAGAAGAGTGTAGAGCATCGGACTGCACGGTATGCCTTATTAGTAAAGCAATCGAGATTGTGAAAGGTGGCGGAGTAGATGGTTAATTTTAACGGGTTTGACAAAGGCGTGATCGGGAAACCGCTTCCGGCGGATTCCACACTGAATAACATGAAAAAAGACAGATTGATTGGATTGTTACATATGGCAGAGGAAAATCATAAGGTTTTGGCGAGCGCGTATGCAAATGCTGTTGACGAAAACAAATGCAATAGGTGCCCGCTCATGAGAGCAGCAAAGGAAGTGAGATACACAGATGTCAATTAAACCGATTTTATTCAACACAGAAATGGTTCGGGCGATTCTGGACGGACGAAAGACTTGCACAAGGCGGTTGGTAAAGCCTCAACCAGACGGAAAGCATACATTTCCGCTCGGTTTTGTTACCGACAGTACAGAGAAGAAAGAGGTAGGATGCTTTGGATTTGGCATTGATGAGTGCGGCGGTTCTATTAAGTATATAAAGCCACCGTATCAGCCGGGCGATACCATGTATGTCCGAGAAACATGGATGGATTATGCAGGACTGACAATGTACAAGGCTGATTGTGACATATACAGATTAGACAGCCTTAATTTCGCTGGTTTTGGATGGAAACCATCCATCCACATGCCAAAAGAAGCGGCACGTATCTGGCTTAAGGTTACGGATGTGAGGGTGGAGCGGTTGCAGGATATAACACCAAAGGGGGCAGAAAGCGAAGGTGTTGGAAACCTTTTCTATGATGATATCGGATACGGTGAAAAAAATTATGGAACAGAAGTAGACCCAGAGTACGGGATTACAAAGGAGCAATTTGCTTGGCTGTGGGAATCCACCATCAAGAAATCTGACCTTGACTGCTACGGCTGGGATGCGAATCCGTGGGTGTGGGTAATTGAATTTGAGCGGTGCGAGAAGCCGGAAGGAGTGTGAGAATATGAGTAAATTTGATTATGGTTGTTTTTGCGGAGACGACAATTCACTTGGTTTCAATGCGAGTAAATACAACAAGGAAGAAGCTTTAAAAATTGGCGCGGAAGAATATGGGTGTAACGTAAACGAATTAACGGTAGAAGAAGCCTATATTTATTATGGTTTTGGAACTGATGAAGATGGAGAAACACGTACAGCGTATTGGCTTTGCGATGTACCTAAAGGAAATAGCTTTGAAGCATGGAGAGTGTATAAAAAATAGGATGTGGGGAGCGATGTCTAAAGCAGTATTGGTTATGGATATGCCGGAATCGTGCAGTAAGTGTAAATTCATGTACGAATTTCAAGAAACTAAAAAATGCCAGCTCATGAATGTGTTAAACAATGGTGCTTCGAAATTATCACAAAGCACATTCACCGAGAAACGGCATGATTGGTGTCCGCTCCGGGAACTGCCGGAGAAGATACCAGAGTTGAAATCTGGTTATGAAGATCTCAGCACATCAATACGTCGGGTGGGCTTTAATGCCTGCTTGGATGAAATTTTGAAATAAAAAAGGAGTGAGAGGTTTTCCGTTAGATTGGATGATTTAAAAGCAATAAAACAATGAGTTTGTTGCATAAAACACAACATAATTAAATTTAAAGTGCACTATTGTAGATGTGTGCACGGAATATAAGAAAGGAGCCGAACCTCCAGCTGGGGTAACGATATATCGGGTTCCTTTTAGGAAAAATGAAGAAATTAAAATGTGAAATTTACAGAGATTCTATGCAGAATTACAAAAAGTATGGAATCCCAAAGGCACAGCTTGTAATCGCAGATGTGCCGTACAATCTTGGAAATAATATGTACGGAAGTAGCCCTATGTGGTATGTCGGTGGTGATAATAAAAACGGAGAGAGCAAACTTGCGGGGAAGGCAGCGTTTAATTCAGATTTCAATTTTAATCTGTACGAATACTTCCATTTCTGTAGCAAGATGCTTAAGAAAGAGCCAAAGGAAAAGGGCAAAGCGCCATGCATGATCGTGTTCTGTTCGTTCCAGCAGATACCAACCATGCTCAAAGCGGCAGAAAAACACGGATTCGGAAATAATATTCATCTTACATTTTGCAAGAACTATTCCGCGCAGGTTTTAAAGGCGAACATGAGGGTGGTAGGTGCAACGGAACACGCTCTTGTATTGCATAAGGGATTGCCGGAAACAGATAAGGCAATATGGCTTGGAACCGAGCACGGACTTATCTTTTATCGGGACAAGCTGCCAAAGTTTAACAACGATGGAAAGATGATCTTTGATTGGATGCCCTGGGAGAAAGATCCAAAAGGGAAATATCCAAATATCCACCCGACACAGAAGCCGGTATGTCTGCTGAAAAAACTGATTAAAATTTTTACGGATGAAGGAGACGTGGTGATTGACCCATGTTGTGGTAGCGGCAGCACACTTCGGGCGGCAATGGAACTTGGCAGACCGAGTTATGGCTTCGAAATTGACCGGAATTTCTACGAACGGGCAAAAGCTGAAATGCTTGTAGAGAATTACGGAGAAGTTTCCATGCGAGCAGAGGACAGCAGGACGGGACAACGAAACATTTTTGATATGTTGGAGGAATAGCATGAGAACAGTATTGAAATATCCGGGAAGTAAGTGGAACATTGCTCCCCGACTGGTGGAACTGATACCGGAACATCACAGCTATGTAGAGCCGTTCTTCGGCAGCGGGGCCGTGTTATTTAATAAGCCGGTATCTGATATCGAAACGATCAATGATCTGGATCATGATGTTGTGAATATCTTCCGGTGTATACAGGAGGATGCGGATCGTCTGTCCAGAATGGTAATGACTACACCATTCAGCCGTGAAAAATATGAGGATACATATAAGCTGGATGTATGGGAGCTGATGATGCCGGATGAACCATATCATAAGGCATTACGATTTTTAATCCAGTGCTGGCAAGGGCACGGGTTCCGCACCAATGGTAGCAAGGTAGGATGGAAAAACGATGTACAGGGCAGAGAAAGAGCTTATGCATTATGGAACTGGTACCGTCTGCCGGAATGGATCATTGACATAGCGGAACGGTTGCGCATGGTACAGATCGAGAACCGCCCGGCGGTGGAAGTGATTGAGAGATTTAATTACAGAAATGTTTTTATGTACATTGACCCACCGTATGTTTTGAGTACCAGAGCAGGAAAACAATATAAACATGAGATGACAGATGCGGATCACGAGGAATTATTGAAAGCGTTACTGCAGAGTAAAGCAAAGATTATGATTTCTGGTTATGAGTCAGAAATGTATAACGACTATCTGAACGGATGGGAGAAAAAACAGTTTTCAAGCTGTGCGGAGCACGGAAAGCCACGGATGGAAACGGTATGGATGAACTATGAGCCGGATCAACAGATGAAACTTAATTTTTCGGAGGTGCTGTCATGATACATGGAGAATTGATAGTTGACAATTTTGCCGGTGGGGGCGGCGCTTCCACTGGTATAGAAATGGCAACCGGATACAGTGTTGATATTGCAATCAATCATGATCCAGAAGCAATTAAGATGCATAAGGCTAATCATCCGAACACCAAGCATTACTGTGAAAACGTCTGGGCAGTTGATCCAGTAAAGGCATGCAATGGGCATCCGGTTGGACTTGCCTGGTTCTCACCGGACTGTAAGCATTTCAGTAAAGCAAAAGGTGGAAAGCCAAAGGATAAAAATATCAGAGGTCTTGCATGGGTAGCTTGCAGGTGGGCGGGACTTGTCCGACCGAGAGTCATCATGCTTGAAAATGTGGAAGAGTTCAAAACATGGGGACCATTGAACAGAGGGCACCATCCGATCAAGGCAAAGCAGGGAAAAACATTTGAAAAATTTGTACAGCAGCTTAATGATCTGGGGTACACTGTAGAATTTAAAGAACTGATTGCTGCCGATTATGGCGCACCGACCATGCGAAAGAGATTCTTCCTGATTGCAAGGTGTGATGGCAAGCCGATTGTCTGGCCGGAGCCGACACATGCACCCGCGGACAGTGAGAAAGTAAAAGCCGGATTACTGGAACCTTATGTTGGAGCGTATACACAGATCGATTTCAGCCGCCCTTGTCCAAGCATTTTTGACACTTCCGAAGAAATCAAAGAAAAATACGGCATCCGGGCGGTACGTCCACTTGCATCAAAGACGCTGGATAGGATTGCCAAGGGATTGAAAAAATTCGTTTTGGATAATCCAGAGCCTTTTATCATTCAGTGTAATCACGGTGGTGAGCGGAGACCGAACGATATTCGAGAGCCGATGCCGACCATAACCGGAAAGCACGGGTACGGGATTGTGGAGCCATATATGGTACAGATCGGGCAGACAGGATTTGCAAAAGACCGAAGCAAGGATGTTAGAGAGCCGCTTACAACGATTGTGAGCAAAAATGAGCATTGTCTGATTGAACCAACGCTTGCACCATACATGGGAACGAATACGACAAATCATCCGGGCGGAAATTGCAAAGATCCGATACACACAATTACAACTGGCAATCAGCAATGTCTTATTAGTCCTACGTTGATTCAGTACCATTCAGAAACTTCAAAAGATGGAGTAAGAGGGCAGGCTATAAAAGATCCGATCATGACAGTTGACAGCTCAAATAGATATGGGCTGGTCGCATCGTTTCTGCATAAGTACTATGACGGAGGATATAAAGGTGCTGGGGAAACAGTAGAAAATCCGCTTCCGACAGTGACCGCATGGGATCATAACAGCGTTGTTACTGCGAATCTGATTCAGATGAACAATCATTGTGACGGAAAAGATATCAGACAGCCATTACCAACGATCACGGCTGGTGACGGACACTTTGGAGAGGTCAGAGCGTTTCTGATTAAATACTATGGACAGGGAACAGGGCAGGATATAGAACAGCCGCTTGATACTGTGACAGCCAGGGATAGATTCGGATTGGTTACGATAGAGGGTGTCGATTATCAAATCGTGGATATCGGACTGCGGATGCTAGAGCCAAGGGAGTTATATGGATGTCAAGGATTCCCGGATGATTACATAATCGACCATGATTACACCGGAAAGACGTATCCAAGAAGTGAACAGGTGCGCAGATGTGGCAATGCAGTATGCCCACCGATACCTGCGGCACTGGTCAGAGCAAATTTGCCAGAATTGTGTGTTGCAGAGCGGATGCCAAATATGCAGATAGAAGCAGAACAGACCGGACAGCTCCGGTTTGCGTAAACCTTAAATTTTTCGGAGGTGTTGCCATGATACAGACAGCAGAAGATAAAGCGAAAGAGTACTGCCAGTGCATCCGCAGAGAAATAGAACACTGGAAAGTTATCAATCAGAACGGGTGTAATGATCCGTTCTGGTCGGATGGCTGCAATATGAATCTGGTGCGAAATCACATTATTTATTATCAGTCAAAGATCCGCGAGGCCTGCACAGAAAATCAGTTGCCATTACCGGAGGAATGTTATTTATCCATACCGCCGGAAGTGGATAATAATTATATGGCAAATCTTAAGCAGAAACCACGGGTGGAGAGATTGTGTCAGTTGGGAAGAATCACAACTGGACGCATTTATCAGTACGACGAGAACCAGATGAGTTTATTTTAGAACCAGATAACAAAACCAAGAAGAGAGGAATGGTCATCTCATGAAAAATATAATAATGGATTTCGGTTTCTATTATGAAATAGCCAAAAAGAAAATCAAATTAAAATTATGGTCAGCCGAGTACTCAAAAGGATATTTATATTTTTTCCTGAACAATGTCGCAGATGTGACGGAAGAACAGTATAACGAGTACTCAAAGATGATCGATGAACTTTGAGAAAGAGAGGGGAAACAATGTGTAATTGCATGGATGAGATATTGGAAAAAATGTGTGGGATGGAAAACATCGAACAGGTATTACCACCTATCGAGGTTATATCCGAAAGAGCATACTTAGAATTTACAGTAAAAGAAAAAGGTAAGAAGAGAGAGCGGAAGATGCCGGTATTACTGTCACGGTGCCCGTTCTGTGGCGAGCCGTATGATGAGAAAAAGAAATCTTGATGGAGGTAGATCATGAAAAGGAAACTTATAACAGCCATTATAACCGCAACACTCCTGATCGCCGGATGCAGTGACATGGCAAATGTTAGCGAGGAACAGGAAAACACAATGGTACTGGTGGAAAGTGGACAAGAATATCTTATTTATGCAGATAATGACACAGGAGTGATGTATTTATATATCACAATAAGTACGGGCGGCGGTCTTACCGTTATGCTCAATGCAGATGGTACACCGAAGATCTGGCAGGGAGAGGAATAGGAAAAGAAAGTTTTAAGGGGGGAATGTACTTGGATGAAAAAGAAATATACGAGATCTGCATGAGCGTGGACAGCATCATAGCTGATAAACTGACAGAATCAATCATTATTGGGACCAGTTACGACATGCTTGAAGCACACTACGGCATTCTCCCAATCAGCAGGCGGAGTTTTTACAGGAGAAAGGGCACAGCGCAGAGGCTTATGCGGCAGAGGATGGCGCATCTGGTGGAAGAAAAGAACGGACAGTATATGATTGTATGGGGAAGAGAGGAATAACAGCCTCTCTTTTATTATGCCCTAAAGTTGGCACAAATCCATGCTTGACCTGTCTTATAATTATGATATAAGGAAAGGACTATGCCATGTATAAAACACAGAGAAATTACGAAAATGCACAGAGGATGTTATTTGATGGAGTCGGGCAGTATGACATACCGGAGTTAGAGCCTGTACAATTTGATAATGCAGAATTTATCGGATTCAATTATGCGAGGAACGCAAAAGAACCGGAGAATAAGGCAGTACATTTCTTCCTGGATGATTACCAGTTTACCAGAGTATGGACAGACCCGGATAAGTACACGGCAATGTTGCAACGGTTTAAGTATGTGCTGACACCGGATTTCAGTCTGTATACGGATTTTCCAAAGTCGTTACAGATCTATAACCATTACCGTAAGCACTGGCTCGGCGCGTACTGGCAGATGCATGGAATCAATGTTATTCCTACGATTTGCTGGAGCGATCGGAAGTCGTTTGAATGGTGCTTTGATGGAGAACCTACACAGGGTGTTGTTGCAGTTTCTTCTGTAGGAACACAGAACAGTGAGGAAGGGAAACAGCGGTTTTTAGATGGTTATTTTGATATGGTGGAGAGATTGCAGCCGGCACAGATTATTTTTTGTGGCAAAGTCCCGGATGAGTGTAAGGGAAATATTGTACATATCAAGCAGTTTAGTGAGAAGTGGCATGAGGCGGAGGTGGCGCAGTGGTAGAGAATTTGCAGTTCTTTGGTGGCAGAGGAGCCAGTAGTGGATTAAGCGATAAAGGTAAGAAGTATGGGAGTGAGTATACAACGTTGCATGAGAGTGGCAACATCAAATTTGTTCGATACAATGATTCTAGTTCGGCAAAACCACCAATGGAAACAATGACCAACGGTAGGGTGTATGTAACAGTTAATGCTAAGAATGAAGTTAAAAATATCACTTACTACGATAAGCACGAAAAAAGATATAAGCAGGTGGATATAGGGCATGCTCATGCAGTAAATGGTGTGCCAACAGAGCCACATACGCATAAGGGTTATAAGCACGATGAAAAAGGAACTTACAGTGTAAGCAAGAAAGAAGCAAACATGGTTGAAAGAATATTAAAAACATGGTATCATCATAGTAACAGGTAGTAGTTTAGGAAGGAGAACGCACAGCAATGTGAGGCTCCGGTGGTTAATCCGGACACCTGTAAAAGATACCATGTCCTTGATGGATGCGGTATCTTTTTTATTGCCCTGAAAGGAGATGATTAGTTGGCGGCAAAGAAAAATCCATTAGCTGATGAGGCATATGAACTGTATAAGAACGGCATGAAGCTGGTGGACATTGCTGACCAGCTTGGGAAACCGGAAGGAACAATCCGCAGATGGAAAAATACATATGACTGGGATAACGAACGTTCGGATTGCAAAGCGAACGAAAACGAACGTCCAAAACGAACGAAAGATAAGAAAAACGGGAAGAAGTTGACACCAAAGCAGGAAGCATTTGCTGCTGAATATATTAAGAACGGTGGAAACGCTACGCGAGCAGCAAAGGATGCGGGATACGCAGAAGCGCGAGCTGCTATCACAGGATCCGAGAATGTAAGGAAAAGTAATATTTCGGAAAGTATCGCCGAGCAGATGGAGCGTATCGAGAAAGAACAGCACCGTGACATTATGAGTCTTGCAGAAATACAGGAACGCAGAAGCATGATAGCAAAAGGTATGTTGAGGGATGGAGAGGGATATACACCGGAGTTCAAGGATCAACTTAAGGCAATGGATGGACTGGAAAAAGCACTGACAATAGCAGAAAAGCAGAGAATTGAACGGGAGGAGAAAGAAAAGCGGGAGAAAGCACCTCTGTGGACGATACCAATCACAGACATTACTTCCGATTTTGTGGAAATCTACCGAACAGTGCATGAAGCATTTGCCGGGGAGATAGATGTGCATGAGATTGTATCTAAGGGCGGTCGTGGTTCTATCAAGTCCAACTTCTGGGGAGACCTGGCATACGAGACCATCCGGCAAGATCCACAGGCACATATTGTATATACCAGACGATACAAGGTTGACTTGCGTGGATCTGTTTATAACCAGTTCATGAAGACTGTGATCCGGTACAATGATCTGGATAACTGGGATTTCAAACAGTCTCCTATGTGCGCGGTGTATAAGCCGACCGGACAGATGGTTATGTTTGTGGGAGCGGATAAACCTATCAGTTTAAAATCGTTTAATGTTCCATTTGGATATGTAAAAATGCTGATCCATGAAGAATGTGACGAAATGGCAGGCGTGGAGCAGATGGATAATATCGAAGATACATTTCTCAGATCTGATACGCCAGCGTTGGATATCAAGATATTCAACCCACCCAAAAGTAAGAATAATTTCATGAATCAATATGTGGAAGAGTGTAAAACAAAGCCACAGACAAGGATCTGCCACAGTTATTATTACAATGTGCCGGTGAAATGGCTTGGAAAACGATTTTTCGAGCGCGCGGAGTGGTTCAAGGTGCATAAGCCGCTATATTACCGCAATAACTATATGGGCGAAGTAACCGGTACCGGCGGCGGCATCTTCGACAATGTAGAAGAGCGGACCATCACGGACGCAGAGATAGAGAATCTGCCATTTCTCTATTATGGCCTGGACTTTGGTTTTGAGCACCCGCAAACATTTGAGGTTGCCTACTATGACGAGGACACAGATACATTGTATTGCGTGTCGGAGGTATTTGCCAAGCGGTGCAAGAACAGCGCATTTGCCCGAAAGATTAAGGAATACATTACAGAAGAGATCATATGTGACTCGGCGCGGCCAGATGCCATTGCAGAGTTGCAGGATTGGGGATTTAATGCGATCGGTGCCAAAAAGCGTTGGGGTTTCGGCAAGGGAAGGGATTATTGCTGGGAATGGCTGCAGCAGACCACAAAGATTGTGGTTGATCCGGAACGATGCCCGCACCTTGCGCATGAGTTGACAACCTTGGAGCATGAGCAGTTGGCAGATGGCAGCTTTTCGGATGCTTACCCCAAACTGGATGAGGACTGTGTAATGGCATTGATTTACGGTCTGAACAGGGTGATTATGGAGAGCCGCCGCAACAATGGACTTTATGATGATGAGATAGACGAAGATGAGGAGGAAGAGGACGATGGAGAATATGAAGATTAATGTTCTCGGAACAGAATACAAAATTGAGACACACAAAGTATCAGAGGATAAGTATCTGGAAGAAAATAGCTTAGCCGGTTATTGTGGCGAAGAGAGCAAATTGATTGTTGTTGCGGATATGTCAGAAGAAAAATACTTTGACCTGAGTGAAGAAGAACAGAAGTCATACAGGAAAAAGACGTTGCGCCATGAAATTGTGCATGCATTTTTGAACGAGAGTGGATTATCAGATTCTTCAAACCAGTATAATGGCGGTTGGGCAAAAAATGAGGAAATGGTTGATTGGCTTGCTATTCAGTGGCACAAGATAGATGAAGTATATAAACAGCTTGGCATTTAAGGCGGTGGCATATGAACATATTCACACGAGTAAAGGAGTTTATCATGAATTTATTCAAAATAAGTGCAGAGAAAGAATTTAATGTTGATATTATTTCTTCTGATCTGATGGAGATGGCACAGATCGAGTGGCAGAACATCATTAAGGGTAGACCGTACTGGATGAGCAAGACTGTGCGCACAATCAATTTTGCAAAGTTTCTCTGCTATTACACCAGCAAAAAGACCTGTCTGGATCTCAATGTGACGATCAGTGGCAGCGACAGGGCTGATTATATCAATCAGTGCATTGGTGCAATGATCCAGAAGTCCATCCGGGATAAGGTAGAGGATGCCTGTGGCGCGGGCGGCATTATTTTTAAGCCGAGCGGTACATATAATCCGGCGGGAGCAATCGACTATGTAATGCCGGGCAGCTTTGCAGTGACAGAGAAGAACAGCAACGGGGATATCCTTGGGGTTATATTTATTGACCGGCAGATCAAGGGAGATGATTACTATACCAGATTGGAGTATCAGCACTTTACATCTTCGATCTCTGACGATGGAGAAGGAGTTGGAAGAACATACACCATTGAGAATAAGGCTTTCAGATCAAAGGGCAGCGACAGTCTGGGGCGCAGTATTGCACTGGCAGATGTACCGGAGTGGAAGAATATACCGGAATCAGTCACAATCTCCAATGTGGAAAAGCCATTGTTTGGGTATTTCAAGATGCCGTATAACAACACCATTGACTATACATCACCGGAGGGCGTGGCAGTATTTGCAAATTGTATCGAGGAACTGTGCAATCTGGATGTAGCGTGGAGTAGAAAAGATGATGAAGTCGATGATTCGCAGCATATTACATTTATTGATGAAAATGCATTGATGAAACGCGATAAGAATACTGGAGATAAGGAAAGACTTGAACTTCCAAGATTTGTAAAGGGATTGAGGATGGGGGTTGAAGCTTCCAATACGGTTAATGAACATGTACCAACACTGTTGACAGAACAGAGAGTTGCAGATATTAATTCCATTTTATCTATGATATCAACCAAGGCAGGATTCTCACAGGGGCAGTTTGTTCTTGACCGAAAAACTGGCATTGCTACAGCTACAGAGATTGAGAGTGACGATAGTGAGACTGTAGAGACAATCACAGATATCCGGAATGCACTTAAAACAGCTATTAAAGATCTGGTGTATGCGCTGGATAAATACTGTGATGTATTTTTTAATATGCCGAGCGGGTACGTCAACGCACTGGATGAAAGCGTAGCGGATGAAGATGTATTTTATTTTAAGGATCTGCTGGCATCGTTTGAACAGGATCGAACCAGAGCATATCAGCTTATGATGAACGGTGTATACAGTAAACGAAAATACCTCAAAGAATATGAGGGATTTAATGATAAAGAGATTGATGAGATGTTTGCGGAGTGTGACGAAGAAAATGCAGGGGAGGACAAAGGCGGACTGTACGGGGAGGAATAAAGATGGTGCTAAAAATAATCATGCTCTTATTTTGTGTTTCATTTATAGAAGAAATGGATAAGGCAAGGAAAAAGAAAAAAATATGTGACACAATTTACTGGGGATTTTTAATGGTAAGTGCGGCGATTGCAGTATGGGGGATGTAAATGAGGTACGACAGGACCGTTGGAAACGTAAATATAAGGCTTGATACAAGCAGAATTGACGGAAATCTTAGACGCGCACAGGATAAACTGGACATGCAGGTCTTGAATGACATGATTCCATATATGCCGTTTCAACAGGGATCTATGGTAGGAGCGACGAATATTATTGAACCTGGATTGATTGAGACGAATGTGCCATATGCGCATTATCAGTATATGGGAGAATTGTATCTGACAGAGGATGGAAGATCATGGGCGCGCAGCGGAGAAAAGAAATATCCAACTGGCAGGCCATTGCACTACGATGCGAACGGGCATCCGGAAGCTACGGATCATTGGTTTGAGAGAGCGAAGGAAACGCATGGTCAAGAATGGGTTGATTTGGTTAAGAGAGAGGTAGGAAGAGGATAATGTTAACGCCGGATTATTTTTACGGAAAATCAGATAAACTGATAGAAATGTATCAGGAACTGGAAGATTGGATTATCAGTGATATAGCAATGCGTTTGATAAAATCCGGGGAAATGTCTGGCACTACTGATCGGGAACTTTGGAAACTCCAGCAGATGGGATTGCATCATACTGAAATTGTAAAAAGAATTTCAAAAATGACAGGAAAGAGCAGGGACGAAGTGCGGCGTTTATTGCGTGATAGTGTTATGACATCATTCTCTGATGATGCAGAGGTTTTAAAACGGCTTGGAGATGTTCAAACACCTTTGCAAAATAATGCAGCCATCATGGCAATGAATGCCGAAATGATGAAAACATTCGGAGAATTGAATAACCTTACGCGGACAACTATGTTGCAGACGCAGAGAGATTTACTCAATATGCTGAATGAGGTAGATTACCGTGTGGCATCTGGTATGCAGTCGTATAACAGTGCAATATGTGAAGTGCTTGACAGATATGCACAGAGCGGCGTTGTGATTGATTATCCGACGGGTGCCAGGCGTTCTTTAGAAGCGGCAGTGCGTTGCTGTGTTGTTACTTCTATGAATCAGACGGCTGCTCAGGTAACTAATCAATACATAGCGCAAAAAGGAATAGAGTATGTTCTTGTATCGGCACATATGGGAGCGCGGCATAGCAAGAAGTTCCCGGATGGAATACCATCACACGATCATTGGCAGGGAAAAGTATATAAAATCGTCGGGAGTGATAAAGACACACCAAATCTGTTAGATGCAACCGGATACACCATAGATCCAAAGACAGGACAGGGAAGAGTTGTAGATCCTCTTGGACTTCATGGATATAATTGCAGGCATTCCCATAAGCCGTGGGATAAGTCTCTGCGAAATCCTTATGTTGATGCAGATGGAAATCCTAAAATTAATGTGCACGAGAGCCAGGAATTGTATGAGAAACAACAGCAGCAGAGATCAATGGAGCGTGCTATTCGGCAGACCAAGCGCGAATTGCTGGCAAAACAGGCAGAGTTAAGCGGCATAGCAGAGACTGATGTAAAAGATATGTTGCAGCCACAATATGATAAACTTGCTTATAAACTGCGGATACAGAATCAACAGTATAAGCAATTCTGTGCGGATAATGGATTGCAGACACAGACTGACCGGATAAAGGTAGCAGGATTTAAGCGGGCACAGGCGGAAAAGGCCAATGGTAGGGCAACGGCGTATAGCCATTCGGTAAAAACTCCGATGGAAAAAGCGGACAGTATAGGCTATACTAAAAGAACAAAGGAAGAGTTTGAGCAGACCGCGCGGCAGATAAAGGAAGAAATAACGCAATATTCTGATAGACCGTCGAAGTGGAGTGGGAATATACGAGTTGATAATGAATTGGCAAAAGAGCGCTCTAGGGGAGCAAAAGAATGGTCATGTGATATTTCTGTTGTAGAAACCGCTGATAATGGTACGATTTGGCATGAAATGCTTCATTCATGTTCAGCAAGTTATTATAATCCAGAGATATATGGTGCAAACGAATATATCGAAGAGGCGACTGTAGAATGGTTAAAACAGCAAATATGTAAAGAGAACAATATAATAAATGCATGTGCCTATGAAGAAAAAACAGCTGTTTTACAGGTGTTGAATAATAGCTTCTCTTTTGGAACAGACCTAGAGTTTGCCAAGGAAATATTTAATGTTCCACTTCCAGAACGGTATCAATGGTTAGAAAATAGGGTGGATAAATGTCTAAGGCAAGCTGGAGTTTCGTTTAAAGATTATTATGATGTAATGGGATTTGTTAAAAATCTGAAAGGCGGTAAAAATGGCTGACATTAAAGGACTTCTAAAAGATATAGAGGAATATAATAAGAAATTTGCTATTACAGAAAATTCAAGTGAAGCAGAGAAATTACGTTATCGTCTTATGAACGGAAAAAAAAATAAGGAAGAATGGTTACAATTAAGGGAAGATGTAAGAGCGTTTTTTAAATCAGATGCATCGGAAGAGGATAAGAGGATGTTAATGGGCTATACAGAATCATTGTCTATGATTTGTTCAGCGATTGAAGATTATGGATATGAACCGTAGAAAAATCCCCGCTTACATAACGTAGGCGGGGATTTGTATCAAGTGTCTGAGAAGTTATTTTGGAAACTTCAATATCTAGTCAACTAAATAATTTTCTGGAAGATTATAATTGTAACGTTTGTGAACGTCTTCAAGCCAAATGTTATATAATTTGTCACCAGTAGGGGTTTTGTAACGAATCGAAGAAATTTCTTTCCATTCATCATAAAAATCTACAAGGGTTTTATCGTTAAATGTAAGGCTGAGGTAATAAGGTGAAAGTCCCAAAGTACTACCGAAACTACGTTCTGCTTTTTCGATATCTATATGAATTTCATCCAAAAGCATAAGGATTTCTATTAAATCAGTATATGTTTTTATTTCTAGTGAATGGTTTTTAATATCACCCGTTCCGCAGAGCCAATCTATAGAAACATGATAAGTTTCAGCAATTCGGCACACTGTGTCAATAGATGGTGACTTCGTTCCACTTTCATAACTAGATATTGCCATAGCGGAAATACCAATTGATGCACCGAAATCTTTTTGAGAGAGAGAATGTTCCTGCCGAAGTTCTTTTAAGTTGGTTGCAAAATTATTTTTAGCTGTATCCATGTGGACACCTCCTTTAAACATAGAATACAACAAAGTATATAAAAGTTCAAGAAAGTAATAGAAAATAAAGTAAAGTGAATTAAAGTAAACAAAAGTATAGTTGCATACACTAAAGGATTGACAATAAACCGACGAAGTGGTAATATTTGAAACATAGGGGGTGAAAAAAATGAAACTTAATTCTTCAAAATTAAAAAAAATAATGGCAAACAAAGAATTAAGTGTATGCGAATTGGCAAAGAAAGCTAGTGTGTCAACTGCGTCCGTATCAAAATACACACGTGGACTTGTGGAGCCATCCATAAAGTCAATAGGCAAAATAGCAAATGCACTTAATATTGATTTGGAAGAAATTATTGAAGATGAAAAAGAGCAAACACACTAGCTTTGGCCGGCATGTGTTTGCTCCAATGGAACCTATTAATCATAGGAATTTCCTATTCGCATTATAGGGGATTCCACCAGTTTTTGCAAGGAGAAATTGCAAAATGCAGAATTTAACAGTAATTGAAAATGAGTTAGTGCCGGTATATGAGACGAGCACTGGGGAAAAGGTAGTGTATGGTTCGGAACTTCATGAAGTTCTTGGAGTCAGAACGCCATATAAGGATTGGTCATCACGGAGACTATTGGATGTGGATGCCATTGAAAATGAAGATTTTGAAGCCGCTCAAATTTGCGCACCTTCCGGTCAGACCAAGAAAGACCATATTATCAAACTTGATACTGCCAAGGAAATGGCAATGCTTGAGCGTAACGAAAAAGGTAAGCAGGTGCGCAGGTATTTCATCCAGGTAGAGAAGAAGTTCAAGGCAGGCAAGACAAGCAAAAAGGTGCAGGGTACCAAGAAAGAGAAGCTTCCATCCGTAAATATGATGGTGAAGAACATCAAGGAGGCCCTGCACGATGCAGGAGTGGATTCCAAGTACATAGCCGCCGAGGTGGTAAGGATTTATTCTGATTCCGGTTATCCGGTCAATGCCCCGGTAATCTCTGATACACCGAAACTGTGGGACTGCACCACCATCGCCAAAGAAATCGGTATTTTTTCAGAATCCGGTAGACCGCACGACAAGGCGGTAAGCGCGATTATTCAGAAACTTGATATTTTCACGGACGAGGTTGTGAGAACAGCATACAGCCGGAATGGACACGATGGTGTGACAGTCCAGTACAAGGACAGCGTTTTTCAAAAAGTAAAAGAATGGTTGCAGGAGAATGGTTATCCGTCAGTCATCGAACTGGAACTTGCAAACGGTAGCGTGAATAAATGCCGGGTAGTGTACGGGGAGGTGGCTTAATATGAACAGAACAGCATTAGAAGAACGTGAGAACATTCTTAAAATTATGCATGATGAAATGGAAAATCAACCAATGGCAAGTCAGAAAACAAGAGATACATATTCAGCTTTGCATGACGCCGTTGAAGCATATGTCAATGCAACACAGGAAGATGCTTTTTACTGGGGATATATGACAGCTATGAAGCAGTACGAGAAAACCGGGGTAGTAGAATGACAGAAAGAGAATTTTATATATCCATTGTCCCGGAAATATCAGAACTGATTGTACTGCTCCGTGATGTTTCGCCGGAAGATAGAGAGGAAATCAAACGTGAAATGTTAAATAGCTGCAAGGCTAGACCACAGGCATTTAGGTTTATGGAAAAGCTGTAGATAGGTATTTATACACAGTTACAAGCTATGCATGTTAATTGATTGGCATCATAAGGCAATGAGAGAGCTTAGAAATAGGCTCTCTTTCATTCTGGCACAAATTATATCCCAATATGAGTTATTATAATATTGCCAGATGGGTTTCACTTATTCATTCTGAGCCTCCTTTCATGTAATACAGCACATGGCACCTTGAAATACAGGTGCTTTTTGTGCGCTTAAAAAATGGCACAAATCTTTTTCAATCTCATGATACAATTAGACATGAGGTAAAAGATATGGAGAACATAGAGAAAATGATAGATGAAAAGAAGAAACAGATGGTGGAGTCGTTGAAAAAAGGAAATTCGGTAGAGATCCATGCTTCTAAAGATGGAATCAAGGTATATGAAGTAAGAAAAAAGAAAATTTGATAATTGGCGCATAGAAATGGCTATGTGTAACAGCTAAAAGGAGCTGACTTCTTAGAAAAATCTAAGAGGTTGGCTCTTTTTGTTTTTGGGAAATAGTTCAACAGGAAGAATAAAAACAAAAGATGTGGGTTCGAATCCCGCTTTCCCGATTGCCAGCTATGGAGTAAATAGCAACTCATTCGCGCCGGACTGACCGGAGTAAAAACTTGGAAAGAAAGAGGTAAGGAACATGGTAAAAGTAATCAGTGAATTGGAGAAGATTGGTCTGTCACTGACAGATGAGCAGAAAGAATCCATCAAAAAGAGTATGGGCGAGGAATTATATTCTAAGCAGGAATTGGACAAGAAACTTTTCAAAACGCAGGAACTCGAAGAAAAAAATAAGGAACTTGTAGGAAAGCAGGAAACTCTTGAAAAGGAATTACAGACTATGAGAGATTCCGCACCGGATGCAGATGCACTGAATCAGAAGATTGCAGAACTGACGACCACACTGGAAGCAGAACGTAAGGAGCGCGCAGAGAAAGACGAAAGAGCAAGGCTTGATGGCCTTGTAACAGATTTCTTTGCTGATAAGCATTTTGTTAATGCTATCACGGCAGACGCGATCAAAGCGCAGCTGGTCGACAAACTCAACTCGGATGAAGCACGCGGAAAAAGTATTTCAGATCTGTTTGACACCATTGTCAAGGATGATAAAGGCAATTATAAGCCGGACATTCTCATTGACGAAAAGACATTCCAGGCGCAGCAGAACCGCAGCCAGATTGTCGGGAATCCAATTAATCAGCCGGATGGGGCAAAACTTTCTATGGCTGAACTTATGAAACTCAAAAACAAAAACCCGGATATGGACATTACGCCATATCTGAACAGAAAGAAGGAGAAATAACACATGGCATTATTTGATTTGGTAAATTTCAATGGTGAAGTATTCGATGCAGTAGTGCGCGAGACTCCGAATCTGCGTTTAAATGAACTGCTTCATTGCGGCGCGATCGTAGAGCGTGGCGAGTATGCATCTTTATTGCCGGATCAGAAGGGTGGTAACTTTATCACAACTCTGATCAAGGCGCGTTTATCTGGCAAGACCGTAAATTATGACGGCAAGACAGACATTACAGCAGAAGAGCGCGGCAATTACACTATGGGGCGTATCGTTGTCGGCAGGGCACAGGGATGGACAGAGAAAGATTTTGTATCTGACATTTCCGGGGATGATTATTCCGCTGCAGCCGGAGAGGTTGCAGAGTTCTGGGATGATGTAGATCAGGATACGCTTCTTAGCATCCTTAAAGGTGTGTTCTCTATGAGTACCGGAGAGGGTAAGAAGTTCGTAGATGCGCACACCTACGATATTACTGCAGAAACAGAAAATACTTTCGGACCTACAACCCTTAACAATGCAATGCAGAAAGCACTGGGAGATAAGAAAGCAAACTTCTCACTTGCAATCATGCATTCTGTGGTCGCTACAAATCTGGAGAATCTTAAGCTGCTGGATTACATGAAATATACAGATGCCGATGGTATCGAACGTGATCTGGGGCTTGCTACCTTAAACGGCAGGATCGTACTTATTGACGATACGATGCCGGCTGTGGAAGTTGCAGAATCTTCTAAGGGTGCGGGGGATGGATATACAAAATACACCACCTATGTTCTTGGCAACGGAGCAATCGAGTATACCAACTGTGGTGTAAAGGTTGCATCTGAAATGGATCGTAATCCGGCGAAGAACGGTGGAGAGACAACATTGTATACCAGACAGAGAAAAGTATTTGCTCCATACGGTATTTCGTGGAAGAACACAGGCGTGATCTCTCCGACCGGTGCACAGTTGGAGACAGGGACAAACTGGGAAATTGCACAGAACAACTCTTCTGATAAGCCAGATTACTTCCCGGCAAGAGCAATTAATATTGCGCAGATTATTACCAGGGGGTAAGAGAAAGGGGGATTTCTGATGGGATACACCACATATGACTTTTACAAAGAAAAATATTATGGGGATTCTATCGGGGAATCCCTTTTCCCCAAGTGGGAAGATCGTGCATCTGACAAGTTGAATCAGTTGACCTACGGGCATATTGGTGATGCTGCCAAGGAAGAATTTGACGAGCGTATCCAGAAAGCCACCTGTGCATTGGCTGATCTGCTCTATCAGATAGATTTCAAGACCAGTCATGCCAGTGACGAAAAGGGCGGCAATGTGAAGTCAATGTCCTCTGGTGGTCGGTCGATCAGCTTTGGAAGTAATGAAACACTTATTGATAAGGTGCTTGGGGATAAGGTAGCGCAGAGCCGGTTGTGTTATGACACGGTATGTGAATACCTGTCCGGCACCGGATTATTGTATGCGGGGGTGCGATGATGCTTTTGAAAAGATTATTCTGCAAACACAAGATGATGCCGTATGGATATGTTGATGTGCATATTGGTGGAAATCATTACCAGCGCAAACATATTTGGAAGTGCGTTAAATGCGGTAAGGAGCGTGGCTTGTAATGGGATTCTTTGATAACAAGACTGTCACACTATTCAATCGCTCATTCAACGCGGAAACCGAAGAGGAAACATATTATCCGACCCTGCTCGAGGGTGTAGACCTTGTGGAAACCAAGGGAGCAAATGTCTCCAAGAGCGGCATGGACAGCGCGGATGCAGTGAAACTGTATGTTGATTTTGGCAATATTGCCAAACCATACCTTCCCCCGAAAGAGTGGGAAAACATGCCGGACAAATGCAAGCAGTACTTTTTGACATTTAATCCGGCACAGGATTTCTTTATCAAGGGGGATCATACGGGTACAATACTGCCGAAAAATGACGCCTATCAATGGCTGTTCGATCACTGTGACGATTGCTACAAAGTAACAACGATTGATAAATACGAGGATATTTTATCTCATTTTGAAGTAGGAGGCGTATAAATGGCAGAACCAGAAAAACTTACCATCCGGGATGCAGAGAACGCACAGAAAGGCATTCTTGCACTTGCTCTGGCATACCCGGACTATCCAAAGCTGTTTAAGGCTGACAATACGACGATAAGATGGAACTCCATCAAGGCGGATAGATCCATTGGATTATTCCCCATACAGGGGGCGGTATATCTGAAAAAGTATGTCAGTGGCAGCTATGTGGCACAGATGCCTTTTCAGATACTTTATAAGTGCTCACCGACTACCAACAGGGCGAGCATTGAAGCACAGGAGATGTTGAATAACCTTGCGGCATGGATGGAAGAGAGCGGAATTGAGTTTAAAGATCCACATCTGGCATTACAGTCAATTACGAGGACATCCCCGGTATATGGTGGCGAGCAGGATGAAAAAACGGTTGTGTATGCCATTAATATACAGCTGAAGTATTTTTATAAAAAATAACAGGAGGAAGATACATGAAAACGAATTTACAGTTTTTCGCCGAAGATCGTACCAACATGGTGTCATTACTTGATATTGGTACTCTCATCGGCAGCACAGCCAAGATCGTAGAGATGGGCGATGGCTACAAAGAGATCACAGAGGACTGGGGACCGAATACAGAGTCAACCCAGTACGTCAACATGAAAAACGCAAATAACACGGTAAAGGGATATGAGTTTTCGACAACACCGGAGCGTGATTATATGTCTGATGATATGCAGACTGCAATCGACACGATGTTCAAAATGTTCCCGACTGGAAAGCAGTGTGAGACATATTATTACAGATATTACAAAACAGACATTACAAAAAATACAGGCGATTGCATCCGAGTCCCGGTTACGGTATGCCCGTCAAGCACAGGCGGCTCCGGCGGCGATACGCTGACATCTTCGATTCAGATCAACGGAAATGGTGCGGTAGAACTTGGAACGATCACGATCGCCGGTGATGGCACATTTACATGGGCGGCGAAAGCGTCCGGTACATCAGGAAAATAATAAACGGTGTTAATCAAAAATTAGCATAATCGGGTGGGTTCCTTTAAGTCCTGCCCGATTTCTGAAAGGATGGTAATTCCATGGAAGAATTAGTATTAGACAGTGGTGTCAGAAAAATCGCAATTAAAAATGAGGACGGGGATGTCATTACCGTGTTGAGTATCAATGTCGCAGATGCCGACACAGCCGAGCGATTCGGACAGGTCATCAACAAACTGGAAAGAATCTCCGAGAACTGTGAGAAAGAGGCGGCAGCATGGAAGAAAGAACATGCACAGGATGAGGTAGATTCTGACAACGTTGATGTTGAGTCGGTTTTACAGGCAAACAGAATCCGGGTGAAGTACCTGAAACAGATTGCAGCAGAGATCGACGGTCTGTTCGGGGAAGACACAGTAAAAAACGTGTATGGAGATTTCACGCCGGATGAGACGGCACTGGTGGAATTTGTTGAGAAGATTATTCCGGTCATGAATAAACTCTTCGGCAAGCGTTACGAGATGACCAGAAAACGCTATAACTCCGGCAGAAAAGGAGCACGGGCATGATTAACGTCATGCTCGATCCGATGCCTGAGGAATGGAACGGGTACAAGGTCAATGCGTCATTTCGTATCGGCATACAGGTATTCCTTGTGCAGTATGACAAAGAACTGAATGAGTATGAGAAGAGTGATGCGCTGATCTATCTGCTGTTCGATGAACGGGAGCACCCGGACGGGGATGATCTTCGCCAGTGTGTGGAGTGGTTTCTAAATGGCTGGTTCCATGACAAACCAGGATCATCAAAAGATAACCGCAGACTGGTAGATTACGACATTGACCAGTGGCGTATTTATGCAGATTTCCGGCAGATATATGGGATCGATCTCTCCTTGGATGATATGCACTGGTGGATGTTCAATGGTCTGCTCTGGAATATGCCTTATAAACAGTCATCATTCCAACAGGTTATAGAAATCCGCAGGAAGAAAATCACATCCAAGATGGGAAAAGAAGAGAGACAGGCGATCAAGGAAGCACAGGAAATGTATGCATTAGAGCAGCCGGAAGAAAAGAAAGAGTATACCGAGGATGAGAAAACAAAGATTGACGAATACGATCAGATGATGGCAGAGATCAGAGCAAAGAAGAAAGCAGAAAAGGAACTTGGATTAGTTTAGGGAGTGAGGATTGCATATGGCTGATGGATATGATGGAGAAATCAGAATAAGGACATTAATTGAAAATGGAGATGCATCCAGCAGCCTGTTGCAGTTGGAGTCACGGTTTCAGAAACTGACGCGGGAATCACAGCGTCTTACCGATCAGATGCGGCAGATGGAGCGGCAGAAGATTCCAACAGACCAGTATAAGGATTTGCAGAATACTTTTGATTCGCTTGTCGCAAATGGACGTCAGTTATCGGAGAAATTAAAAAACACAGAAAAATATGTTCCAACGAGAGCGTATAAAGAAGCAGAGGCGGCACTTGACCGCGTCAGTGGCAGACAAGCGCAATTAAATCATCGGATGCAGGAATGGGTGGCACTTGGGCGTAATACAGATTCTGTTTCGTATAGAAAAATGCAAATGGAAATGGCTGATTGCGAAAGGGAGTCAGACAGACTTATAGATGCTTTAAACCGGATGGAAGAAGCTGGGCAGGATCGCCAAATAAATGATAAATGGAAAGATTTGAAAAATCAGATGCGACAGGTAGGACAGGAAGCCGCACAGATACACGCTGAAATGATGCGTATGGAAAATGAAAATGCAGCTTATATTGATCCACGAAATACAGAAGAGTATCAGCGTCTGGCGACAAGATTGCGTGAGGTAAATGAACAATTAGATATCATGAACCAGAGAATGCGCGAGGTTGTGGATCGTGAGGGTGAAATGGACACAAGTGCCGGAGGGCGTTTTGGGAATATCCAGGGTGCCGTGCAGCAGGTAAATAGGGCAATCGAGAAATTTATAAAACGTGTAAAGAAAATTGCATTGACTATATTAGTGTTTCAATTTGTATCAAAGGCATTTCGAACAATGATCGAAGGGATTAAAACAGGTATTCAGAATTATGCAAGATATTCTGAACAGTTTAACCAGAAGATGTCAGAAATGAAATCAGCTACGCTGAATTTAAAAAATTCTATTGGAGCTGCGGCGATACCGATTGTTAATGCGTTAGCTCCAGCATTAACAGTTTTATGTAGTTGGCTGACGAAGGCGATAAATCTTTTTAATAAGTTTATATCTGCATTATCAGGGAAGAAAACGTGGACTCGAGTGAAAGAACAACAGGTAGATTATGCAGCGTCTCTTGATAATACCGCCAATGCTGCAAAAAAAGCAAAGGGAGCATTGCAGGGATTTGATGAATTAAATGTGATTAACTCTAATGATTCCGGCAGCAGTGGAGGTGGTTCTGGCGGCTCCGGTGTGGGAATTGATTATGAGGAGGTTCCACTGACTGAAAAGGATTTTGCGTGGATTGAAAAAATAAAGAAAATTTTTGAATCCATACTACCTGTCGTGGTAGCGATCGGAGCGGCATTATTAGCATGGAAGATTGCAACTTTCCTTTCAGATTTGATAAAAGTACATCCTATCCTTGGAAAAATATTATCTGTATTGGCAATTATTGTTGGGGTGGCATTGGCAATTTACAGCTATTTGCATATGTGGAATGAAGGCGTCGATTGGCAGGGATTAATAGGCTACATTGTTGGAGTATCGCTTGCTTTTGGCGGTTTGTATGCGCTGTTCAGCCCTCTTGTTGCTGGTATATTTTTGATTATAGCATCTGCGGCGGGACTTATATTAGCGCTTAAGGATATCAGTGAAAATGGATTGAATGCAAAAAACGCATCGTTATTATTGGTATCTGCAATAGGATTGATAGCTGGAACGTTTTTGGCACTCGGAACAACTGCAGGTGCAATTATGATGATTTTAACAGGTGGTATTCTTACGGCAATTAGTTTTGTTGATATGTTAAATAATGGATTTAGCTGGATGAAAGAAATTCTTATGCTGATTGGCATTGCATTGATGGCGGTAGGAGCGATTATACTGGGTGCACCTGTACTGGTTACGGCAATTATAGCAGCAATTGTAGCAGTAGTACTTACTTTGGTGGTTGTTATAAAAGAACACTGGGAAGAAATAAAAGAATGGTTTTCAAAAGTTGGTGATTGGGTCAAAGAACATATTGTAGATCCAGTTAAGGAAAAAATTTCGGACTTATGGACAGCAATTTGCGACATATGGGGAAATGTATCAGATTGGGTTAAGGAGCATATCGTAAATCCGGTTAAAGAAAAAGTTACGGAATTATGGACGGCAATCAGTAAAATATGGGGCACGGTATCAGAATGGTTTAGTGAACACGTTATTGAACCGATTGTTGCATTTTTTGAAGGCTTAAAGAAGAGAGTGGGACAGATTTTCGAGGGTTTGTGGATTATTATACAGGCTATTTGGATTATCGTATCAGGTTGGTTTAATGAACATGTTATTGAACCGGTAGTGGCATTTTTCAAAGATTTATGGGAAAAAGTTTCTACATTTTTCAAACAACTTTGGGAAGATATAAAAGCGGTATGGAACACGGTATCGGAATGGTTTAGCGAACATGTTACTCAACCAGTAGTTACATTCTTTAAGGGAGTATGGGATCAGGTATCTGGATTTTTTAAACAACTTTGGGAAGATATAAAAACAGTGTGGAGTGCAGTATCGGCATGGTTCAATGTAACAGTAATAGATCCTGTGAAAAACGCGTGGAAAACAGCAACAGAAGCAATCGGCGGATTTTTCAAATCTCTTTGGGAGGGAATACAAACTGGAGTTGTAAATGCTATGAATGCAGTTATTGGTGGAATAGAGTCTGCTATAAATTTTATTGTTGGCGGTATTAATAACATCCTTGGCGGTTTTAATAAAGTCGTTTCATGGGCTGCTAAAGTAGCCGAGGTAGACTGGGGCGGAGTTGATCTGGTTCCGACAGTAATACTTCCGAGAGTACATCTTGCCAACGGCGGCATCACAACTGGAAGAACATTCGCAGAAATCGGAGAAGCCGGACGCGAAGCCGTGTTACCGCTCGAAAACAACCTGTCTTACATGAAGCCACTTGCAGAAATGATCGCAAGTGAGATGAAAGGCGTGCAGACGGTGCGGATCGTAGCGGACGAAGGAAAGATTTTCAAAATTGTAAAGGAAGAGGCAAATGACTATTACCGGAGAACCGGAAGTCCGGCATTTGACTTTTAGGAAAGGAGCGGGAAATGGCATACAGCGGATTTTTAATAAAAGTAGGCAATTACACAGTTCCTTTCCGGTACATAGAGGCAAAGAAGTATAAATGTGGGATCAAGGGGCAGGATCTTAATTCCTACCGGGATGCGAACGGAGTATTGCACCGGGAGGCATTGAGCAACGTCTCGATTAAAACAGAATGGGAAACGCCGGGAGATATAGATGAGAAAGCATTGCGTGCACTGATGGATAACATCAGATCCCAATATTCCCATGCAATCGAAAAGAAATCGCTTGTTACCGCATGGATGCCGGAAATCGGTAATTATGTAACGATGTACTGCTATATGCCTGACGTGGAGTATCAGATAGATTATGCAGATGAATGGACAGTCCAGTATGGATCATTCCGGCTGGCATTTATCGGATATGGAGGTGTAGTTGGATGATTGATTTTAAATATGCTGATTTATTTAAACAGAATAGCGTTGATGTCCAGCTTGAAATTATTTCCGATGATGAGAAAATCCATATCACAAATACGGAATTTCATGAGGAAGAGTTTGAATTAACAGAAAGCCTGTGTTCACAGTCTGAATTGACTTTTGGTGCTGTCGAAGCCGGATCTGTAAAATTTAAGGTATCAAATATTTTTCTTCCAATGAAAGGGAGATGGATGACCGTCAAGATGATAATTGACGGGCACACAGATCAACCCTTTTTGATAGGAAGATTCAAAGGTTATTCCGATACGCCGACTGCTGACAGAAAATACCGAGATGTAGTGGCATATGATGCCCTTTATGACATTTTAAATGCAGATGTGTCAGCATGGTATAACACTGTCTTTCCATCCCATAAAGAGCAGCAAAAAGATAAAGATGGAAAAACTACGACTGTTACAGTTTATGATCCGGTCACAATGAAGCAATTCCGGGACAGCTTTTTTAAGCACTTCGGGATTGAGCAGGCTGACATTGATCTTATCAATGACAACATGTCTATTGAAAAAACAGTTGCGGTCACGCCATCCAGTGAGACAAGTTCTGATACAGAGGAATCGAGCACCATAGGCGAATCTATGAGCGGCAAAGAAGTGTTGTCCTGTATTTGTGAGATCAATGGCTGTATGGGGCATATGGGGCGCGACGGGAAGTTTCATTATATATATCTGGAGCAGAATATACAGGGACTTTATCCGAGAAACGATCTTTATCCGGCAGATGATTTGTTCCCAAGAGATCCGAAAAGCAACCGGATCGGGAAGGATTTATATATAACGGCTGAGTATGAAGATTTTCTTGTTAAAACAATCAATAAGTTACAGATCCGGGAGCAGAAGAATGATATCGGCGTGATCGTGGGTACGGGAGACAATGCTTATGTGATCGAGGATAATTTTTTTGTCTATGGCAAAGGATCGAAAGAACTGAATGGCATTGCAAAAAATATCCTTTCCAAGATCAGAGGGATTGTTTACCGCCCGTTTACAGCGGACTGCAAAGGAAATCCGTGTCTTGAGGTCGGGGATGCAGTGCGGCTGCCGACCAGATATGAACTGATCGAGTCCTATATTCTGAAAAGAACTCTGAAAGGTATACAGGCTTTGCGTGATGATTTGGAAGCGGATGGGGAAGAGTACCGGACAAACGGGGCGAACGGAATACAGAAAAGTATTTTAAAGCTCAAAGGCAAGAGCAATGTGTTGGAGCGAACCATTGAAAAGACACAGAGTACGATAACTGATGTTGAGAAGGGATTGCAGTCACAGATCACGCAGACCGCAACCGAAATTCGCACAGAAGTTAAAAATACAACGGATGGTTTATCATCGAGAATCACGCAAAATGCGAGCAGTATTACAGCAGAAGTCAAAAGGGCACAGGGGCAGGAAGTTGAACTTGCGGCAGCTATTAAAATTAATGAGGACAAGATTACAGCGGAAGTTACGAGAGCAAGCAAAGCAGAGGGCGATTTGTCCGGAAAGATAGAGGTAACTGCAACTAAGATACGGTCAGAAGTCAGTGCTTCGTTGAAGGCATGGAATATTGATGGCTATGATATTAATTATTATGGTTTTGGAAAACCCCAAGATACTTACCCTGCATCATCCAAATATAATGGACGCAGTTTTTTAGATCAGGATAGTGGAAAATTGTATGGCTGCGATCCGGATGGCGGAATTAACAGCGGTAAATATAAATGGACATTGATAACCACGCTTAAGCAGCTTTCATCCAATATGTCCAGTGCGATTACGCAGACATCAAAGGGGATCGAAAGCAAAGTTACAAGAGACAGCGTCATTTCAGAAATCAACCAGTCAGCCGAGGGCATAAAAATCAAAGCAAAACTTTTGGAATTAAAAGGCTCTATGGAGATAACTGGCGGGTATGTGCATATTCAGACAGAAGAAAGCACAGCCAATTTGATTGAATTTAAAAGAAGCGGTACATGTGTGCAGATGGGAACAGATGGCTTTAAAACAGTAGAAGGAACACTTGAAAGTCCAAACCATCAATGTGTCGTTCAATATAATCATATCTCACTAAATAAGGGCGGAACAGACACGGACCACTGCATGATTAATCTGGATGGGGATACCGGTGTTGCTGGATTTAGAGGGGGTGTGATTGACGGCTCAGATAAAAGAATGAAAAATACAATTTCAGACTTGGACAAAAAACGATCATCGGAGTTTATTTATTCTTTAAGTGCAAAATCGTATCGTTATAATTTCGAAAGGGATGGATTTCATCATGGCTTTATAGCACAGGATGTTTTGAAAAAAGCGGAAAAAGGGTGGAATATTTGTCCAAAAACGTTTTCAGACAGCAATGGGAAAAAGTATTACGGACTGAAATATACGGAACTGATTGCTGATCTGGTTGCCACAGTGCAGTTGCAGCATGACGAGATAGAACAGTTAAAGGAAAAGGTGGAAAATCTATGATAAATGCAAAAATTCGTGAATTTGAAAACGACATTATAAATTATGTAAATTTGTGCGGGGATGTCCCAATCGAAGCTAAGTACCTGGTGTTTAAGGATATTCTATATCAGATCAAGGAAGAAGCAAACCGACATGTTACAGTAGAACGTGAACAGATGAAGCTTGCAAAGGAAAGGGAGAGTGAGGATCATGAATAAAGCGCATATTGATATTAATTGGGAGAATTACCCGAGTGATGAAACACCGCTTAATGAAAGAAACCTCAATAAAATGGATGGCTCGATTGATATCATTGATGATCGTGTAATCACTCTCGATACCACAAAAGCAACCAAGGCGGAAGTGGCAACCCTTGTTGCGGATGTGACATTCGAGGAATCGACGGGAATTATCACAATCACGAAAAAGAACGGTTCTAAGATTACGATTGATACACAGATGGAGAAAATCGCAATCAACTTCGATTATAACCCGACTACACAGCAGATTATTTTGACTCTGATCGATGGTACGAAGCAGTACATAGACCTGTCGGCACTGATTACACAGTATGAGTTCCTTGATTCTGATACGGTAGCTTTTTATATTGATAAGGATGGAAAAGTGTCTGCCACCGTCAAAGAGGGTAGCATCGAGGAAAAACACTTGGAGCCAAACTATCTTGCAAAAATTAAGGTGGAAGTAGCAAAGTCAGAGTCAAGCCAGCAGGCAGCGGCAATGTCTGAAATAAACGCCAAAGCAAGTGAGAATGCCGCAAAAGCCAGTGAAACAGCGGCAAAAACATCCGAAACCAATGCCAAAGCGTCAGAGACAGCAGCGGCGAAGTCAGCCACGGCGGCAGCAATATCCGAGACTAACGCAAAAGCCAGTGAGACATCCGCCAGTCAGTCTGCAGCCACAGCCACAAGTGAAGCGGCATCTGCCAGTCAGTCAGCCAGTACCGCCACAGATAAAGCCACAATCGCAACGCAGAAATCAACAGAGATCATCGGTAAAGCCGAATCTGCAGCAGATAGTGCAACTAAAGCACAGAGTTATGCCGTGGGTGGTACCGGGAGCAGAGAGGGCGAGGATTCTGACAATGCCAAGTATTACTATCAGCAGGCAAAAGATGTATCAGAAGGACTTAAAGGTGGATTGCAGCCACACGGAACAGTTTCATTTGCAGATCTTCCGGCACTTGCGGATGTTAGCACAGGGTGGATGTTCAATATTTCAGACGAATTTACAACCACGGATGATTTTAAAGAGGGAGCCGGGAATACAGTTCCGGCCGGCGCAAACATCTATAAGACGTCAGATGGCAAGTGGGATGTGCTGGCGGGGACACCTGTAACTGGAATCAAAGGAGCGAAAGAAACATCTTACCGACGTGGAAATGTTAATCTTACGCCTGTGGACATTGGAGCGTATGCAATAGAAGCTATTGATGAAATGATGAAAAAAGTAAGTATTCCACTTTCACAGGAATTAGCAGTCGTTGGTACAGAAGACGATCAGCTCATAGTAGAGGAAAGTAGTGGTTGGCAAACAGTCAATTATTTGGAAGGAATAAGTGGTTCGCTAAAAACTATAGCGCAACAGCTTATGGCGTTAAACAGCGGTTTAACGAACCATATAAATAATGTAATGCAGGCTCAGACATCAAGTATTTACGGAACCCAGATAGCCATTCCAAATAACACGCAGACATTAGTCAATCAATTAGAGGTTAAGGATGATGGGCTATATCTTATCCGTTCTCAATGTACATTTGTTGCCGCCAGTGTTGGTTATCGTGATGTATCAATAAAAGTAACTGACAAAAAAACAAATATGCTCGCAACTCGTGGAAACGCAAATACGATTGCTCTACCATCGCCAGTACAAACGTGTCTGCAATGTCAGACTATAAATGCACTTAGCTTACATAGTGGAGACAAAATTGGACTGTATGCAAATCAGAATAGTGGTGCTACCTTAAACGTAAGTGAATCTTATATTTCAATAACCCGTTTAAAATAACTATGAAAATGTGCCAATTTTGATATTATGCCATTTATCGTCACCCATGTTTGCACTTCTATAAGATGCTATGAGGTTGTTACTTGAATCTACAAATATTTGAAGCATTGTTTGGTTAACAGCACCATGAAACAATATCATTTGATTAGAACTATTTTGAATTTGGACTTTTTTCGTTAAACCGCTGTTTTACAAAAAAAATGAGGACAACTTGGCACAAAAGAAAATAACTGCAGAAATATAATAAAATCAAAAGTCTAAGAGCCGATTACATGACCATGTGTTGTGTAGCCGGCTCTTTTAAATAACAAGCCTACGGGCAGAAAGAGAGGAAAAGAATAATGAAAGAATTTGACAAAGTAAACATGATTTATGGAGTAATTGCCACAATAGGGGTGGCACTGTTCGGGAAGTACTGGTTCCTGTTTTTTGGATTTCTGGTACTAAATGCGGTTGATTACATTACCGGATACTGCAAGGCGAAGTTCTACAAAAAGAACGAGTCCAGTGCGATCGGTGCAAAAGGAATCTTAAAAAAAGTGTGGTACTGGATTGTAATTGGTATGGCATTTTTTGTTTCGATGAGTTTTGTACATATGGGGGAGATCATCGGCATTAATCTTTCGTTTGTGCAGCTCTTCGGATGGTTCACGCTGGCAACATATTTGATTAATGAGGTTCGCAGCATTTTGGAAAATCTGGTTGAAATGAATGTAAGGGTACCGGCGTTTTTGATTGCCGGACTCGATGTGACACAGAAATTGCTTGACACCAAAACAGAGATTAAGGAAAGCGAGGAATAATTATGGCAAATAGAAGAATCGGACAGGCTGGTCTTGCCCTTATCAAACAGTTTGAAGGCTGCCGGTTGGCAGCTTATCAGTGCTCTGCCGGTGTGTGGACGATCGGGTACGGTCACACAGCAGGCGTACATAAAGGAATGAAGATCACACAGGCGCAGGCAGAAGAGTATTTAAAGCATGATGTGGCAAAGTTTGAAAAGTATGTCAACAATCCGTCCTATGTCCCATTTACAGACAAACTTAATCAGAATCAGTTTGATGCACTGGTCAGCTTTGCTTTTAACCTGGGGCAGGGCAACGTGAAAAAGCTGTGTACAGGCAGAGTAATGAATCAGATCCCGTCTGCAATGCAGCAGTACTGTAAGGCTGCCGGTAAAACATTACCGGGATTACAGCGGAGAAGAAAAGCCGAAGCAGCTCTCTATAATAAGAAAGTAGAGAGTTGCACCGGTGCAACCAAGACGGAATATAAAGCCGGTAACTGGTATCGCGTCAAAGAATCTGTTCCGGTCTGCAACGGTTATTACGGCGAGCATGGCAAGTACATTTACTTATCCAACCAGATCAAGACATCCTGTGATAATAAGAGCGGTATCGGATACCTGAGAAAAGGTGCTGACATCAAACCGGTAGATGTCAGAAAGTTCGATGACGGATCTGTGTGGTTCAAGCTAGATGCCACGATCGCATGTCTGGCTGTTGGCGTGGACGGAAAAGTTTATATCGGGTAATAAAAATCTGTAAAAGGAGTATTTTCCTTACTAATATTTTATATTATAATAAGGAAAGAACACGAACTTAATCTTGGTAATGAGAAAGAATAATGTCCGCAAAATGTCCACAAAGGTGTCTCAAAGCACCGGAAATAAAGGAAACGCATCTTGACTTTTAATCAAGTTGTCCGGGGTTCGAATCCCCGATGTCTCACGATTTGAAAACGCGGAAGTGTTGATTTTTCAGCACTTCCGTTCTTTTTTATGCTTTTTCGATTGGGTTGGAGAGTATCTGTTTTTTTCATGTCCACATTGTGTCCGCAGGATCATGTATCTTATGGATGGCAAGTTAGTGTAATGATAATGTATGCCAAGGGAGGCAAAAATGAGCCAGTTTTCATCAGATAAACCACAAGTATTTATTCCGCCTGCGTTTGAAGATTTTCGGGGATATCTGTCTGTTCCGTATGACAGGGATGTTCCATTTCAGGTCTGCCAGATCAACCAGGGATACAGCAGAGAGGCATTTACGCTGCGGGGCCTGCATTTTCAGATGGGGGAGTATGCACAGGCAAAAATGGTTTCCTGCCTGCATGGTTCGATTTTTAATGTTGCCGTGGATTTAAGACCGGGAAAATGTTTTGGGTATTCATACAGTGAAGTTTTATCTTTTGAAAACCGGAAAATGATGTATATTCCAAAGGGGTTTGCCCACGGGTATCTGACATTGGAGGATGATACACTGATGCAGTGGTGTGTGGATCAGGATTTTTGCGGGGAGGCAGCACAGGCCGTGCGGTATGATGACCCGGATCTCGTCTGGAAAGGCGAAGCATGGCCAAAGGGAGAATATATCATTTCAGAAAAAGATAAAAATGCCATGTGGCTGGGAGAGCTGCTTTTAGACAGATAAGTATATTTAGAAAAAAGTAGATTTTTGCTGTATAGGAATTGATATTTAGACAGATAAAAGAAAAATACCCCGGGCAGATGCCCGGGGCATATATTTCTGGCAGTCAGTCTGCCGGAAAAGTGCACAAGCTATTATTAACAACCGAGGTTAAAATATTTGCAGATAGCATTAAATAACTCGGAACAGCTATTGAAATTAAAACACATAGTTATAATCCGCCTTTCTGCTTCGCGAAAGTCACCAATAGAATCATGAAAATATTA